GTCGAATGTTATGTCTTGGTAGGTTGTGGCTGTTTTAACTGTGATTTCAACCGGTGATAATTCTGGAGTGTATGAGCTGATTCTTGTGGCGACTTGTTGAATTTGTGTAGATCCGTTTACGTCGAGTGCGGCTGTGTAGTTAACTGGGAGTGTTAGCACCGAGTTTATGGTTGGTGCGTAGTTGTAGGAAAGGGTGCTGTTGCTTAGGTTGAATGATGTTGGTATTTCTGCACCGTCAGTGGCTAAAACAATGTTGGTAATGTCTGAGCCTGTTATTTGAGTCCCGCTCGTGGGTTGTGTGTGTAAGGCTTGTAACAAAACTTCTCGTTCAAGTTCGTCAGATAAGTTGATTTGCCAACGGTTGATTGGGATAGCGACATAGGTTTGGATGAAGTCTTCAAGCCAAGCACCGAGTGAACGTGATTCAGTGGTGTTGCTTTCAAAGTTGGCGGTTAGGTCAATGTCTGGGCTGATGTTTAGGTGTGGTGCAAATAGTTGTGGGTTGCCGTCGATGGCGTCGAAGATTGATGACGATTTGGTTGCTGATGTTGAACGGATCACTTGAACCGATTGGTTTAGTGCGTTAGATAAAATGTCTTCGCATTCGATGTTGAATGCTGTTACTTCGTTGATTGGGTCAACAGAATAGTTTGAGCTGGAAATAGTGCCTTCAAAAAACACACTATTACGGCCATAAACGTCAACATCGTGTGCTGATTGGTTTTTGAGAGTAATTGCAATGCTTTTGCCAGGGTATAGTTCCTTAACTAAAGCGTTAGACCAACCATAGTAAGTAGCAGTAATTGTTGCTGTGCCAGGTGAAACAATTCCAAACACTGATTGGTTAGGTCGTTCACCATCCTGCATGTTGATTCCACCAATGTTTAGGTCAAGAACAGCCATTCCACCAACATCGCCGACGGCTCCCAAAACGTCGGTGCCATTGAGCACCGAGAAGTCTAAGCGAAACTTACCTGCAACAGGCTTGTAAGTCCAAACCTGCCAGTCGCTTGCCAAATACGTTCTAGTAGTGCTAGCCATTTGTTAGCAAGCCCAACACTGTTCTACCCTTTTTAGTTGCTTCACCCTTAAGGACTTTTATAACATCTTGTCCTGAAGCAACACCATAAATGTTGTAAACAATAGATCCCGAGCTGTTATTCTGCCCAGGTGCTGCCGCTGGTGTGTTTCCCCCAGGCTTAACGAATAAGTCTTCACCAGCAAAGGCTCGACCAAGAATTGCCAAAGGTGTATTTGCTTGGCCTGCAAAAACTGCATCCCAGAACCATTTTGTTTCAGATAAATATTTAGCCATGCTTGCCATAGCATCGCCGATACCAATAAAGCCATCTGCTATTCCCTGAATGTATTTCTTACCTTCAGCAGTTTCCAAATAATCAAACATGTTTTGCACACTGGCAAACATTTTGTCAATCATTTTTTTGGCTTCAGGGCCAGCAAGATAGTCAGCAAACTTTTGAACATAAGGCAATATGTAACCGCCAAGACGGTCTTGAATGTCGCCAAAGATAAGTTCGACTTTTTCAAAAGGCTTAGCATCACCCATGGTCTTAGCAGCACCGGCGTATTCTTTCTCCAGGTAACCAAACTTATCGCCAACGTTTCTAAGTTCTGGGACAAGCTTGTTTAGTGCTTTTTGGTCACCAGCCAGAAAACGAGCCATCGCTTGGCTAACAACATTGATTTCTTTACCTTTTTCGGCAGCAATGTCTAACGCTATTGAAAACGCCCGTTGAGCCTTCTCAGAAGATTTAGTGGATCGCACAAGCTTCGCATACGCTGGACGAAGTTTTTCGTCTGCAATGACGGCAGAATAAGACATCTTTTGGATGAATTCTTCTTGAGCCTTTGACATTGTGTCGGTGGCTTTCCAAGATTTATCCATTGCACCCTGCAACAGAGCGACCGACTGGGCTTCTTCAGCTGCAGCCTTACCAACCTTCTTGAGACCATCCCAAAGGAAGTCTAAGGCAATGGCGATACCGCCAGCCCAAGCGGCCTTCACACCCATAGAAATCTTCTTGGCAGACTTACCAAAGCCCTGCATCTCTTTGGTAGCACCTTTAGTTGCTTTTGATAGATTCCGGTAAGAACCTGCGATAACAACTTCGGCAAACATTTTGTCTCTTGCCATTTATAAAAGTCCTGTCAGGTCGGTCTTTGGTGTCGCCACTTCCATAAAAGCGTTAAGTTCCAAAACGGTGAGTTGGCGATACTCACTCGGTGAGATTCGGAGAAACATACAAGCTTCGGCCATACGCTTGGCTTGCTTTTCCCGAATTACTCTTTTGGGTCGTCTTGACCTTCATCTTCCATAAGTGCGAAGAGTTGGTCAAGAGTAAGTTTTCCGAGTGCTTCCCAGGTCTGGGGTTCACCCTTTTCGTGCAGCGATAAAAATACTGTTGCCCGGTTAGCGTAAGGATGCCTTTTCTTTTGGTTGAATAACACGTCAAGTGTTACCCCACAAGTAAGTTCAAGTTCTTCCATTACGGATACTGGCAGATTTTCTATTGACATTTATTTTCCTTTATTGGTTGGTTCGTGTTTTTTTATCAGTTTTTGAATGTTGGCAACATAGTTGGCCACCACTTCATCTCTAGTGTAACCAAGTGCTTTAGACATGAAGGGATTGGGTAGAATGTTGCGATTGAAGCCACGTTTACGATCTCTAAACCATCCCCAGTGAATTGGGTTGGCATAAGGCACCCTTGCACTACCAGCTCTAATTTTTACGTTTGTTGAAACGTTAGCAACTCGGATAGTTTTGCGTAAAGCACCACTTTGCACTGGAACAATGTTTCTAGCAGTCCTGGCGACAAGTTCACCCGACTCTTTGTTGGCAGCCTTGATTTCTTCCACCGGCGTTCCTATGGCTTTCAAAGCCCTAAATAATTCTGCAAGACCATCCACCTGGATAGCCTGTTCGTTTGCTTTAGGTTTGTAAGCCACAGGAACGACCTAGAATACTATGGGGTGATGTCGATGGTTAGGCCGTAGTAGAGCTTTGAAGCTACGTCTAGCCCGGTGTTCTTTACTCGCAGGGTAACCGAGAATGAAACTTCTTCGTTGGAAGTAAGCGATAGTGGTGGGAGTTCGTTCACAATCAGGGTGCCGGTGTAGGCAGGGTTGTCTGCACCGATGGTTCCGCCGCCTGGGTTGATGATGAATGGAATTTCGTTGCCAAACTCAGCGAATAGCAAACGGTTTAGTGAGTCGCCGTCTTGTGAGTAGTAAGCATCGATTTGCATTGCCCACTCGCCGTCGGGACGGACTTCAGTGAATGCCTGAACGCCACCAGGAGCGTCGCCCAAAGTTAGTTCGACCATGTTTACCTGTGGTGCGTAGTCAACACCGTCGATGGTTAGAGTGATGTTTCTTGCAATCACTCTTGGGATAGCAATAGCCATTTTGTGTCCTTAAAGGGTTATGCGGAGATCGACAGTTATGTTAGCTGCCAAAAACTCTGCGTTGTTGGTTTGTAAAGCGTATGGTTGGCCCACACTTGAAACGTGAGCGTAGCCTGGGTTGCCGTTGAGAATGGTCTCAATCGCTAGGTCTAAAAGTTCCGTTGACTTCACGTTTACAGCTGTTGCTGAAATAACCATGAGTTCAAGGTTCATTAGGTATTCGCCGTCAACTGTTACCGGGGTTAGGTATGGTGAACCTGGCCCAATAATAACTGTTGGTGGCACTACTCGTTCAGGAATGTAAGCCGAAACCCGCAGACCAAGAGCAGTCAACGCAAGAGCGTATTCTGCCTTGGACGCAGTGATCTCGTTTACAGGCATTTAGCACCCGTAAGACGTGTATGGCCGTAGGAGTTCCCTAGCGGCGTTCATAGGGTCTTTAGCGGCACGGATAGGGTTTCCATCCATTGACGCAAATTGGGTAACACCTTGGGGCGACTGGCGACGATAGAAGAGTTCGCTTGAAGCCATGAGAGTTGCGTTGTCCAGGATTGTGCTAGGCACAGTCGCCGTTCCAACAAACTTGGTAACCAAAGCAAGACCAGCGGTCAAGCATTCAGAAACAAAGTCGCTTGTCTCATCCGTGCCAATGTAGGCACGAAACTCTTCTATCGTTACAGCCATTAGTCGGACTAAGCGGTGAAGTCTAGCTTGACGATTGCAGACTCGAACGGAACAGCGATAGCTGCGAAGCCGTATAGAGATAGCGTGTCGGTCAAGGTCGAAACATCCTGAGCGGTTAGGCGAGTTCCCGAGCCGTTTGACTCCATGGTTAGCAATGCACGAGAGTTTGCAAGGTAAGCCAGGGTGTCGCCTAGGGTTGGGTCAACAACTACTGGGATGCCCCAGATTGAACCGGTTAGGTCGTTGTTGGCGGTAGCGAAGGTGTTTGAACCGTCGTTGTTTACGTTCACGATTGGACGGCCAGCAGTGTCGGCAATCTTCATGAAGTATTTGTAAGCAGCAGGGCCACAAAGGATGAACTCGGCGTTTAGACCAGAGTTAGCCTTGATGTATTTCACACCGTCGATTAGACCTTCGATAACCGAAGTAGCGGTTCCGCCGTCTAGATCCATAACCTTGCCAGTGAAGTCAAGGGCAGCAATCTTTGCCTTGGCTGCAGTGTTGGTTGCGTTAGCGTAAGCAACTGCTAGTGCATCGAATGCGATACCTGCGTAGTCAACCGAGCCACGGAGCAGAGCCTGCTTCGAGACAGTGGTGTAACCGCCGTAGGTGTCAACAGCGGTTGAAATGCTGTCGATGGTTAGGTTACCGAACGAAAGTGCTTCGTTCTCTGGGTCTTGCTGGCCAACGGCTAGG